CCGGCACCATGAGCGGCACCACCATCAAATATCCGGTCTACGGCTCCCTCGAAGTCAACGCCACCACCGTCGCCGAGGGCGCGCAGAAGCCTCAGATTCACATGCCGGATCCGACTTGGGTGTCCGACAGCCTGCACGAGGTCGCCGCATGGTGGAAGATCACAGACGATATGGCGGAAGACCTGCCGTTCATCGTGTCCGAGATCAACCAGCATGCCCAGTACAATTTGAAGCTGCAGGAGGAGATTCAGCTTCTGTCCGGCGATGGCACTGACCCGAATCTCAATGGCATTCTGAACCGTGAAATCCAGACCAAGGCGCAGGCCAACGATTCCGACCCCGACCGCATCTTCGCGGCCACCACGGATATCGCCACCGCGACCGGCTTCTCCGCCGACGCCGTGGTCATCAACCCTGCCGACTATCAGACAATCCGCCTGTCCAAGGACGCGAACGGCCAGTATTTCGGCGGTGGCTTCTTCGCCGGCCAGTACGGCAACGGCGGCATCATGCAGAATCCGCCGCTGTGGGGGCTGCGCACCGTCGTCACCGAGGCGATGACCAAGGGAACCGTGCTCGTCGGCGCGTTCAAGGCCGGCGGCACCATCTACCGCAAGGGCGGTCTGACCGTCGAATCCACCAACAGCCACGAGAACGACTTCACGAACGACAAGATCACGTTCCGCGTGAAGGAACGCCTCGCCCTGCAGGTCAAGTATCCGAAGGCTTTCGTCAAGGTGTCCCTTGGCAAGGCCGGAAAGTGAGGCGAACCGTGAAGCAGTATCGGCTGGCCGACACATCCAAGGCCAAGGTGGACGCTTCGACTTACATTGAGGACGTGCTCTTCGTGGACGGCAACGACAATCCGGTGAACGTCACCGGCGGTTCCACTTCCACGCCGTATGTGCTTCCCGCTGCCGCTGAGAACGCTCTCGGTGGCGTGAAGCTGGCGAATGTCACGATCTCCGGCACTGCGAACGCCTCCGTAGCGTCTGCGGCCTCCACCACTCCGGCGAAGGCAGAGTACGACGCGCTCGTTGGCGCTTACAACGATCTGGCGAAGCGTGTCAATGCGCTTGTGGCTGGTCTTGTGGCTGCTGGCGTGGTGAAGACGAGCTGAGACGGGAGGTCGGCATGAGTGATGTGAATGTGATTCCTGACATGATTGCCGACCCTTCGGCTTTCGAGGATGATGCCGCCTTCCGGCTCAGGGCCGCGCAGGCGGCCATCCGCCGCGAGTGTGGTTGGCATGTCATGCCGAACGCGGCATTGACAGGAGTGCTGAACAGTCGTGGCGGCACGGTGATTCGACTGCCAGCCCGTCATGTGACGAGCATCGAATCATTGACAGACCGCGACGGCAACAAGCTGGCTTACGCTTATGACCCTGAGACGGGTCTTGTGGAGTCGCTTTCCGGTGGCTTCCCGGTCGGCGTTGCGGCCATCCGCTACGCGATCCATGCCGGATATGATGATGCGCCGGACGTGCAGCAGGTGCTCATCAGCGCCGCGAAGCGGGCTGGCATGAGTCCGATCGGGCTCGTCACCTCGCAGTCCACCAACGGCTCCAGCGCGAGCTTCGACGTGGTGTCGCTCATGCAGGACGAAAAAGACAAGCTCAAACCCTACCGGCTTGGAGGCTTGCCATGAGCCTGCTTGACGATTTGAACACCACTGGTGGCGGCTGGCGCATGCCCGGAGCGACAAAGTGGAAGCGGCTTCGTGCGAAAAAGGTCATGGACCGGTATTCGGGCGAGTTGACTGGTGAAGATTGGGATCACCCGGACGTGCTGGAATTCAATGGCTCGCTGGCAAGTTCCAGTAGCATGAGGACTCCTGATGCGCTTCGTGAGGAGACTACGAGCACGGCCTACCTCACCTCGCCTGAACTGTCTTTGGATGTGATGCCGGGTGATCGTATCAAGGCCATGCCGGATGACGGCAGGTGTTGGGAGGTGTCCGGCTATCCGTCGCGTGATGCCAATGCTTTCACTTCGTGGCAGCCGACGATTGAGATTCCACTATCCGAGTACAGGGGGTGATGGTCTTGGGTGTGATGGTCAAATTCAACGATCGATATTTCGATGAGTTGATGAATTCGGCTGGCGTCAAGGCCATGACCCGCAGGGCGGCCGAAAAGACCTTGGAATATGCGAAGTCTCACGCTCCCGTGGACACCGGCGCATACCGTGACGGCCTCCAGATCGAGGAGGTCAAGCATGCTCACCGTACCACCTGCATGGTGGTCGGCACCGATCCGAAGACTCTGCTCGTGGAGTCGCGGACCGGCAATCTCCGCAAGGCGCTCAAGGCTGGCAAGTCATGACGGCAGTGCTACCACCAGACCTCGAAACATGGCTGTGCGCTTACCTCCGTGGCAAGCTGAAGCCCTCCTTCGGCAAGATTCTCGTGCACATTCGAGAGCCGGACGATTACGACGGCTCATTTCCGCTTGTGGTCGTGCGTGACGATGGCGGCAGCCAGTCCAATCGCGTGCTCTTCGACCGCAGCATTGGTATCACCGTGCGTTATGGCAGTCGGGCCACTCCGGGGCCTTGCCGTGATCTGGCGGCTCGAATCTACGGCCTGCTCACCGACCCCGATATTTGCTCGCTTGACGGTTCGCCGATTGCGGGCATTGATGAGGACGGGTGCAATGGTCCGTATTTCGTGGCCGAGGACGCGAACATCGCCAGATGCTATCTGACTCTCGAATTCTCCGCTATTGGAGAATTCCAATAATTCAATAATTCTTAATTCTAGGCGTTGAAACGTTTGTTTCAGCGCCTTTTTTGTTTGAAAGGACAAAATATGGCAGCTGATTCAGCAGGCAATGACCTGAGCGCCGCGAAGATCGTGGTGACAAGCGCCTTCCGCTTCGCACCCTATGACGCGACTCAGAAGCTGACCGCTGATCTCATCGCGCCGACCGTGGCCGACGTGAAGACCGGCTTGGACAAGATTTTCACCAAGGGTGGTTTCGTCGGCCTTATCACCGAGGATGGTGCCCCGCAAGACAGCCGTGACGCCGATGATGCGATCAAATTCCACCAGCCTGGATATTCGATTAATGGCAAGGCGTCGCTGACCGCGCAGTTCACGGTGGCCGAGGATAACGACATCACGCGCCAGATGACCATCGGCAAGCCGGACTCCAGTGGCGTGTATCACGTGACCGATGTGATTCAGGACGGCAAGTGGTTCTGTTATCAGGAGACGGTGTTCAAGAATGGCACGCATCGCCGTCGTCTTGGTGTCGTGAATCTGACCGGCAACGAGCAGGGGCAGGAGACCTCCGGCAAGAACACCGGTGACGCTTGGACCATCGAATGGATTCAGGACGACGCCTGCGATTCCGGCAACAGCAAGTATTTGGAGTCCTTCGTGACTCCGACTGTTTCGTCCGATTCTCATGACGTCGCTCATCAGGCTGATGATTCCGAGTCTCAGCCGGTCACCGACTGACATTGATTCTTCCTAGCATGTGTTTCTTTCTTCCTTTCTTCGCATGTGCTGGGATTCTTCCTCTTCATCCAGCGGAGTAAAGGAATTTTTCATAGTCGTTTGAAAGAAGGAAGCAATGACCAAGAACACCGTGATGCCGTGCGCCGCCGATTTCGAATCCTGGACTCAGGAGGACGAGGAGAAGGCGCTTGAAGCGTCGGCCGAGCGGATGAAGGTGAAGCACCTCATCAAGGACGGCAGCGTATGGTTCCTCGCACCGCACGGCCACATTTACAAGCTGCCCTTGGCGCTGTCGATTGATGATTTCGTGAAGCTGTCCGACATTAAGTCGGATGTCGAGCAGATTCAGACGTTGAAGGACATGCTGACTGCTTTCGCTGGTGAGGATGCGGCCAAGGAGCTGGCGAAGGAGCCGGTCATGGTGCCGATGAACATCCTCAGCGCTTATGGCGAAATCATTGCCAAGGTGCAGGGCGCTGATTTGGGAAAATCGTCGGCTTCTGCCAGCTCCTCCGAGGGGAAGACGGCAATCGAATAAGGGCTGATTTCGCGGCTCGCGGGTGGAGTCTGCAGGCCGATCTTGGCGGCAGGCTCCGTTTCGCGGACGCGATCGCCTTGTGGGAGAGCCTTTCGGCTGACCCATCGACGTATTGCGGCATGACTGCGGTGCATATGGTGCTGCCGATGGATGCGACGGCAATCATCACCGCGATTCAGGCTGGCGGCACGTCGATTCTTGGCGACCTCGCGCCCGAAAAAGCTGGGAAGAAGCATGTCGAGGTGACCGATGAGGAGCGTCGTGCGGCTTTGGCGTCGATGAGCAGCATCTTCGGCTTCAAAAAAACAAGTGAATAGAGGAGGCTGTCATGGCTGGCGGTAGCGAGCTTGGGTCCGCGCATGTGAGCATTTTCCCGCAGATGAAGGGCTTCCGCCAGAATGTGGCCAAGGAGACCGGTAAGGCCGTCGGCGACATGAAGACGGCCTTTGGCAAGGGCTTCAATGGAGCGCAGCAGGGCAAGAAGGTCGGCAGCGCTTTCAAGTCCGGTTTCAATAGTGGTGCCGCCGAATTGAATTCCGAAGCTTTGAAGTCCTTCAAAAAGGACGTGGCTCAAGCATCGCAGAAGAATACTGACGCCTTGCTGAAATTCAAGGCGGCTGGCGTGCAGGTGCAGGCCGCACAGGAGAAACTGAACGCCGCCACACAGAAATATGGGGCTGATTCGACTCAGGCGCAGGCTGCGGCCATCAAACTGGAGCAGGCGCAGATCAAGCAAAAAGCGGCCGCCGACAATCTCAAGGCGGCGTCCGACAACCTCAAGACGGCGCAAGGACGGCTCAAGGAGCTTGAGACGCAGTTGGCCGCCGAGGCGGACAAGTCGAAGAACGCGTTCAGTCGTATGGCTTCCGGCTTCACGTCAACCGCCCAGCAGATTGTCGGCAAGATTCCGGGCGTGAACGCGGCGGTGCAGAAGATCAGTTCGACGGCTGGCGAGGTCACGTCCAACATCAAAAGCAAGTTTTCAGCTGCTTGGAATGCTTTGCCGGAGGGTGCGCGTAATGCGGCCGTGAAGGCCGGTAATGCGTTGCATTCGGGTTTGAGCAAGGCTTCCGGGTTCGCTTCGAAGGCGGTGGCCGGCATCGGCAAGGCGGCTAAGGGCATGGCCACCGTCGTGTCCGGCGCCGCTGCCGCCGCTGGCGGATATCTGGTGAATTTCGGCAAGCAGGCCGTGGATGCGGCCCTCAAGGCCGGTGAGGTGACCGCGAAATTCCAGCAGGTCGCCAAGAACAACAATTGGGCGGATGAAGAGCAGAAGTCACTGCTCGGGTTGAACAAGACGCTTGGCCAGACCGGTGTCGTGTCCGCCGGCACTCTCAAGGCCGCTCAGGCGCAGCTCGGCACCTTCGCGCTGACTGCCGATCAGGTCAAGACGTTGACGCCCGCGCTGGCCGACATGATCGCCAACAACAAGGGATACAATGCCACGGCGCAGGATGGCGTGCAGATAGCGAATCTGCTCGGCAAGGTCATGACCGGCAGCGCCACGGCATTGTCGAAGTATGGCGTGACCATGACCGACGCGCAGAAGAAAGTCCTGCAGGAGGGCAGCGCGTCCGAGAAGGCCGCCATGGCCGCGCAGGTGCTGGAAGCCAACTTCGGCGGCATCAACAAGGCCTTGGCGCAGACCCCGCAGGGCAAGATGACGATACTGCAGCATGAGATCGCCGGTTTGAAGACTTCGGTCGGCAATGATCTGATCGCGGCTTTCGGTGGTGTCGGCGGCGCGGTCATCAAGATGGTGCAGGCCGTCGAACCGCTCATCACCGCGTTTTTCGACAAGGTGGCCGCACTGGCCGAGAAGATCGGCCCG